AAACGTAAATAAATTTTCAAATAAATTTGATATAAAATTTATTTATTTATACTAACTAATATTATGGAAGGAGATGAATCTCAAGAGTACGTGGTCAATTGGTCGACCCAAGAGAGGATACCAGTTAGAAAAGAAGTCTTAACAGAAGACCCCGAATCAAATGTTGAATCTAATCAATCCGAAGAAATTGAGAAACTAAAAGAAGAATTAGAATTTTATAAATCTCTGTTCGTAAATAGAAGAAACTCTTGTATCTTCAACTTGAAGATAAAAAAGATGAATGGTAAGAATGTATGGGTAGATAGAGTGAGAGATCAGAGAGAAGACTTTTTAAAACTTGATATGGATGAAGAAGTTGAAGAATGGTTACAACCTATCCGCTGCGAGAGATAATTGTACCCTTTTAATTTCATTTAATGATAATCTTATTCCTAATAACAGAGACTTTTCATCCAGATATGTATTATAATCTTTCATTTTTTCTAAAATTATATTTTCTTTTTCATTATTTTCATAAAAATATTTTACAAGATCTTTTTTATGAGATAAAAAATTACATATATTTTCACATTCACTAATCCACATTTCAGTTGACATCTAATTCTAATAATATTATAATCTATTCTTTATATTTACAAGAAGGTTTCAATCATCTTGTCGAGAAGATAATTCGTTGCCTCCTTGCGCATGTATGAACCATTATCCAAGATCCACTTTCCCAGGACAGCCCTCTTGAATGCCTTTTCTTTCGCCATGAAGTCCCATTGAAGGGAGGTGCCATAGTAATCTACGAACTCTTCTTTCGTGTAAAGATTTCCATCGAAGGGATCTTCCCTAACTTCAACCTTTAGGAAGAGACCTCGTGCTCTTTCCTCTGATTCAGTTTTCTTCTTCAGATCTTCTTGAATATCTTCTTTAGCATCTTCATATACTTCGCCTTCTTCCAGTCCTTGGTCTTCTTGGTCTTCATCGGGGGATTCATCCGAAAGCATACCCTCAACCCAGTCAGGTTCCTCCAGGCAATGAGTCCACCCTTCATGGTCCTCCCATGTATTCTCCCTTGGATCGTAGATGGGGAGTTCCCTAAGAGGGTATGCCCTGTTGTAGAAATCATAATCTTGGTCGTGAGGACTAAAACACATGGTATTTCCTCCGGTGACTATCTTGGTTGTTTCTCCATCATCCGATACAAGATTCCGTTGGAAAGGAATCTGAGACCATGATCCATTCCATTGACCCGAGAAGATCTTGAGCCCAATAGAGATATTATCTTGTTCGCCTTCTTCGCCTTCTTCATCTTCATTGAATCTCTCATACATCTGGAAGTTCCACCAGAGACTGTTGATGTTCACTGTGACAGTAAGAGCTTCCCCGTTTCGATCATATAGAGCCGGCTTAGGAAAGTCTTCAGTCAAGACCCACTGAAAGACCCCCTCCCTTCGGTCAAAGGACATCCACGAAGACCTCCCATCCCAGGCGATACCCTTCCGGAAGACTCCCCCACAATGAGAGAAGATCACTTGGTCGAAACTTGTCTTCTCAATGTCTCCCATCCAGTAATCCAGACCGAGATCGGTGCCACCCCCGGTAGTGGACTCGTTTGTATTGTTCTGCTGCATGATCAAGAGTTAAACCTAAGACTTTCCGAAAGTTCCTAGGTTCTGTACGAGTTTTTTTTATTTATCTGAGTTTCTTTTATTTTCTTTTCCTTGTATTGTAATGTATCACAATAATAATTAATCAAATTTTTAAGTAAAGAATACTATCTAGAGAGGTCCTAACTTATCCCAGATGTCCTCGTGAACTTCTGGATCACATAATCTTTTACATCTTTCATAAAAAATTCTAAGATAATGAAACATTCTATATTATAAATTATTATAAATTATTATATAAATTTTAAACTAAAACATTAATCTTCTTTAGAGCATTTTCAACTCTTTTTTCAGAGATTGCACAATCATTAATAAGATAATCATTTAGTTTATCGTAATCGCACGAAGATGTATGAATTGGAAGATCTTCTAAATCTATCTTATCTTTAAAGACTTCGAATAGTTCTCTTGATTTCTGATACTTTAGGATGAATTGTTCGGGTATATTATTACATTTCTTGGATTCAATTAAGGTCTCAATATTCCTAAAATTCTGAATATAATTAAATGAACGCACCGTACCCACCTTAGGGATAGAAGGACAATAATCGCAACCACATAAAATACATAAATCTACGAATTCTTTCATATTCATATTGAAATTCTTAAGGATATCTTCTAAATCAATAATACTCACCACATCCTTCCGCTTAATACTCTTATCCATACAGTTACGAATCATCTTAGGGCAACCATGAACAAGAGTATCCATATCTTCTGTGACAACATAGTCAACGAATCCAATTCTACATAATTCGGAAGCATATGCCTCTGCTTCACCATCTGGATGAAGATATGAAATACCCATCAGATCAAATAATTGTTTTATATCATCAATATGATGCTTCTTTACCCTAATAGAACTTTTTTCGTGTTTTAATGCCTCTTCGGGATTCTGAGCGGATTGAGACAATAGTTTACTTTCCTCTGCTTTCTTAGTTCTTTCAACCAGAACTTCTTTCTTTTCTACGGGCGGCTTCCCATCGAAGATATAAATAGGAGTAATACCTACCGCTAAGTATTGAATTGTCTTATAGAAAATACCGATAATATGACTTACGATCTTTCCATCTTTATTCCTTAGATATTCTCCATTATGTCGGTAATTAGATAAACTCTTATAAAGAAATATACTTGTATCAACAGCAACTCTTTTTCCGGATAAGGAATAAAGTGCTGTTGTCTTAATCGACTCGGGTGATTTTTGTTTGATAAGGGAGGCGAGACTACGGATACCCATTTTTATTTATATTAGTTGTATAGTTTTAAATAATATCAAATTTTTATTTAAAACTATTAGTTTAATTCTTGAATAAATAATTTCTATAAAATTAAAATGTCTTTTAACACTGTTGTGACGAAACTATTAAACTCTATGAAAGAAGAATTGGAAAAAGAAGAAAATATACAATCACTGAGAGAAGATATAATAAGACCAGTTGTTGAACAAATATTTATGATTATGTATCCTTATTTTATCGGTATGGGGTGTATTTTTATTATGATTATAGTTATTATATTCGTAATACTATTTTTAAATATTAAGATATGTTATCAGAAATAAAATAATCCTACATTAATTAGTATCCATATAATCATGATACATGCTAAATTTTTTTTATAATCTGTATTGTATTTACCGTGAATATAATATAAAATAGAAGCCAAGAAAAATAACATAAATACATTCGTCATATAAGCTTTAAGAAATCCCTTAACTTTATTATCTTTAATCATAATAGATGACATGAGAATAACAGGTATATTCCCCACCAATGCCGCTACTCTAATATCATCAATATTATCAGAAACATATTTTATACCACCTATTGTAAGACCTCCTATTAAAAATTCTTTAATTGGTAAATTATCCATTTATAATATTTAAAATATTATAATAATCAATAGCATTCTTCGGTTGATGGTCTTATTTAGAGACATTCACTCTATATTAGGGGTAAGATTCGGTAGAACGATCTCTATATAAATCCACATGGAAACTATCACCACCGTTGGTATCTGGGATTTCCACCAGATATGTTTTCCCTTCATGTTTGTGTTTGAACCTTTTTCCAGCACGATCGTCCTTCATCATATCGAATTCTAATGTACATATAAATTCAGAGTCTGGAGTTTCCTCCTGTAGATCCCTGGCTTCTTCGATGAGTTCTAATGTTCCATATACTTCGCTGCTCCTCAGGAGCACCTTTACTTTATCTCCTTTATGTAAAATTTTATTGTTTAACACTTCATACATTTTCGGGTTACCGTTTTTTATATATATGGAATTCCCATACGCGTTGTCTCCCCTTTTAGTCCATTTTTGTGGGTCCCATACCATAATTTTACCCTGAGCAGCGCCGCCACGCATTTTATTTTTACTATTGGATTTCTTTTTAGATTTCTTTTTAGATTTACGTTTATATTTACGATTAGATTTACGATTAGATTTACGATTATATTTACGATTAGATTTACGATTAGATTTACGTTTAGATATTTGGCGAAAAGATTTACTATTATTCATTTATATATATATATAAATAAAAAAAATAAATAAATTTGATATAAAAGTTTAAAATATATTAACAATAAATAAAGATGGAACAGCAAGTCGTAACCTGGGTTAAATACGATGACAAGATTAAAGAATATCAGGAACGTGTTAAGAAACTAAGAGAAGAAAGAGATAAAATCGGTGAATCATTGATTCAATCGGTTGAAACGAATGAAGAGGTAGACAAGAAAAATTTACCGAAATACAATATTACACAGATGAATTCATCATTAGCTTTTCAGCAATCTAAAACATATGAGAATTATACCAATAAATTCTATGAAGAATGTTTTAAAGAATTTCTTGGTTCTGAAGACAAAGCTAGAGAACTACTGGAGTTCATGAAAAATAAACGTAAGGTTGAAACTAAAATCACATTAAAGAGAGGTTATCTTATGGAGCTGTAAAATAATATTTAAATATTTATAAAATTTTTTATTATTCATTTATATATATTATGAACTTTACGAATATTAAAAATATCAATAAGAGTGAATTATTACGTTTATTTTATCCAATGATCGCTGGTTATTTAGTTTCATTAAAATGTAAAATGAGTAAATCTGGAAATAACATTAAATTCAGACCTCCTGGATATGTTTTCGGGATAGTCTGGCCTATATTATACATTTTATTGGGATTAAGTTGGATTAATTCTGATTATAAAAAAGATAAGATCATTGATGGTTTATATTTCGGATTGTCGACATTATTGGCATTATGGATCGTAATTTATTCGTGTTACAAGAGTAAAAAGGGAGCTTTATTTATTATGATGTTATCTATCTTAGTAATAGTATTTTTAATGATATTAATATCTAAAAAGAGTAGATTATATCTAGCTCCTCTGCTAGTGTGGTTGTGTTATGCTTTATTATTGAGCACAAGTGATATACAGAATTCTTAGTTTAAAGAGAAAAAAATAATAATAAATTATATTAAATTTAAATGGACGATGATGAAATTATCAATAGAATAAAAAGACATTATCTTTTTTTTCAGATGATTGAAGAAGAAGTGGGAGATAAAAATATCTTAAAAGAAGCAATGAAATATATGGAATTATTATTTTTTGAATTATTGAAAACTAATCTTAGGAGTAAGCTTTAATTTATATAATTAATTTATTTTTTATTTCTTTATTGTATTGTATGAATAAGAATAATACAATTGCTGTGATTGTTAAACCTAAAGGACCACCCCAATGAATACCTTCAAAATATGTATCACTTAAAGGATATAAATATTTAGGACCTCTCCAACCTTTATATTCTTCTGAATGTAAAAAGATATCAAATATGACACCAATAATTGCCGCATAAATAGCTTTATTTTTCGTTATTAATAATAAGACCAACCATGGTAAAAGTGAATGAGAAATATCATAAAGGAACCAGTCCCTTTTAGTCATTTTATCTGAATGAATCTTTTCAATGAGACTATCTTTAGGATCATAAGAATAATTTTTAAATATCCTATAAAAAAATGAACCGAAACCTATAATATCGGGTAATAAACCATACAATAATCCTTCATAACCGTATAAAAGATAACCCATGAAACCGTGGACAACGAAAGCGGGCATATATTATATTATTCACAATTAAAATAATCATTTAAATCTTCGTCTAAGATTTCTTTCTTTTCTTTATTATTGCGACTTAACCAAACAAGAGTATCAATCATATCTTGAAAATCATTATTCTGATACCAATTACCTGATTCAGAATAAAATTCTCTTTCTAGGATAGGGATGTCTTGATTATTGAGGATTTCCATAATGCGTTCCCTGTAGATATCATGTAAAATAATGTATTCCTTAGTTGCCATTATACACTTATTAATATTTATAAGGGAGTTTTTAAATAATTTTATACCTGTTAATATAATGGACGTATTTTATCGCGATAACCCAATGAATAGAGGGTTCTTAGATAATATACGCGGATCAGATAAAAAAGTTTTCGATGAAGGGATTAAAGAAATGTTACAATCTTATGATAAATTATTGAAAGAAGTAGATGGTGTAAAATATTTACCGAAGGGGACCATTCTGTATCAAGGATCATTAAATTATCCGTTTCAACCTGGTTCAGTATCAACTGGGAATAAAAACGCAATAACATTTCTCGGTCTTGATATAGATATAGCAATGTGGTATATCTATGAATTAATAATGAATAAACAATTTACATTAAAAGATTTTAAAAGATATGGTTTTTTGTATGCATTTAAATTATTAGAGGATTTACCTATAACTCATGTAATTGATAAATTATATTTGAATCCGAAAGAACAGAAAAAATGTAAAGAGACTGATTCTACCTGCTTACATCCTCAAGTTTCATTTAGAGGCTCGGATTTTAACTATGTCGTCGGTTCTAAACTTCATACAGAATTAACTCTGAATTATAATTCATACGAAGATTCTTTTGAAATTATTCGCGTTTATATTGTTGATGGTTTACATCTTCATGTAAATCATGGTTATACGGATTATAATGTTAGAGAGGCTATTTTACAGGAATATTCATCGGGGACTGAATATGAATCACCTATAAGTTACATAGACTATTCGGAAATGTTTATGGGAGAAATATATTATTGCGATAATTGTGGATTCAGTGGGAATTTTCAAGATGTGACGGAACACGAGAAGACTTGTTCGAAGAAATCAGGCTATAAAAAGAAGAAAAGAAAGAAGAAAAAATCTAAAAAGAAGAAAAAATCTAAAAAGAAGAAATCCAGAAGATCTTCTAAAAAGAAGAAGAAGAAATCTAAAAAGAAGAAATCCAGGGGGTGAGTTTTTAAATAATTTTATTTTTTTTATATTTATAAGTATAAAATGTCTCAATATTTTGAAAAGAAAAAGCGAGAATTGAAGCAATTGGCTAATAAATCCCAGGCGGGGGGATACAGAAAAAGAAAATCCAAAAATAAGAATTCTAAAAAGAAGAAGAGATCTTCTAAAAAGAGATCTTCTAACAAAAATAAGAAATCCAAAAGATCTAGGAGAAAATCTAAGAAAAAAATTTTAAGAGGTGGGATGGAAGGGGCATCTTCAAGCAGCGCGAGGGATTTACGCGAACAGGCCGAAGCCCCACTTTCAAAGATTGGAGATGCGCCATGGGGAGACTCCGCACCGACGAGACTGAGTTCAGCAACTGGTCCCGGGGGATCTTCAAGAGCAAGAAGCAGCCGCCGCCCCAGCAGCCGCTCTACGGTTCTCGGAAGCACGGATTCAGCATCTGGTGCGGGCCGCCCGTATCGCGTGGTATCTTCAAGAGCAAGAAGCAGCCGCCGCCCTACGGTTCGCGGAAGCACGGGTTCAGCAACTGTTGCGCCCCGCTCGTATCGCGTGGCATCTTCACAGCAAGAAGCAGCCCTACGGACCGCCGCCGCCAGCCGGCATCGACATCAAGGGTCATATGAATATGACCCTTATGAAGATTCGTCTGACGATGACGAGCCGTATCCGGCATCGTCATCAGAGGTTGACTCGCTTCATCAGACTTATGCAGATCTAAAAAGACGCGAGGAAGATCTTTTCACGCGGATGGCCGCCCAAGATAAGGATAAAAAGTTGCGGCGGGATATAGCAGAGGCAGACAGAATGGGTGAAGATCTGGATGATAGGTTGGCCGCCCAAGCGGTCGAGGATGCCCGATTAGTGCGTAACATATCGTCATTTAGGGGTTTAGGGGAAGCTCCGGGTACGAAGCCGAGGCAACCGTTGAAGAGCGTGTTGAGGAAGCCCAACCCCGATTTAGGCGTATCCAAGAGGTCGGCATTGACTAAAGATGAACAGCTTGATCTGGATATAGAAGAGGCAGACAGAGAGGGTAAAGGTCTGGATGATAGGTTGGCCGCCCAAGCGAGGGAGGATGCCCGATTAGTGCGTAACATATCGTCATTTAGGGATTTAAGGGGAGCTCCGGGTACGAAGCCGGGCAACGGTTGAAGAGCGCGTTGAGGAAGCCCCGTTCCAGTACGACCCACAGTCGCCCGAATGTGGCAGTTGCGCGCAACCCCGATTTAGGCGTATCCAAGGGGTCGGCATTGACAACAGATGAACAGCTTGACCGGGATATAGCAGCTCTAGAAGAACACGAGAAACAATTTTTCGGGCAGGTGGCCGCCCGAGCGGATGTGGATGACCGATTAGAGCGTACCATTACATCCAGATTGGGGGGAATATAGGGTGGTAAATCTTACTAACACATTCATTTAATTAATATTCTTCTCTTGATTAAATTTTTATAAAATGGTTTAATTAATTGGATGAAAATAAAATTTACAATCAAGAGAAAAAAATCTTCTAAATTTCTTCTTTTAGAAGAAAATAAATATCCACTTTAATAATAGAAAGAATAATGAAAGACTTCATTGTCCGTAAAATTAAAAGTAAAAGAAAAGAAAAATACACATATGAATACACTGATAAACGCGGTAATAAAGTTGATGAATCAATTATTAAATGTTGTTTAGAAGGTCTTTACATTCCACCTGCCCACAATGATGTTAAAATAAATTTAAATAAGAAGGCGAAAGTATTAGCCATTGGTTACGATAATAAAGGTCGTGCTCAATATGTTTATAATAAGAAGCATATAGAGAAACAATCGAAGAGTAAGTTTAATCACATGATTGAGTTCGGTGAATGCTACAAGAAAATCAATAATCAGATAAATAGAGATCTTTTTACTGAGAATGATTCAAAAGAAAAGCAGATAGCTTCGGTATTGAAATTAGTAATTGATTGTTGTTTCAGAATAGGAAATGAAAAATATTCAAAAGAAAATAAATCCTACGGTGTGACTACATTAGAGAACAGACATGTTAAGGTAAATAAAGATACATTAAATATAGATTTCATCGGGAAAAAGGGTGTAAGAAATACTTGTAAAGTTCGTAATAAGAAGTTAAGTAAAAATCTGCGTTTAAAGAAAAGAACATTGAATAAAAATGATAGAATATTTACATACAGAATTAAGAATAAATATTATAATATTAAGTCTTCTGATGTAAATAAGTATTTAAAGAAGTTCGGTAATTTCAGTGCTAAAAATTTCAGAACATGGATAGCTAATTTAGAGTTAATATCTCAGCTTCTAAAGAAAGATAAAGTTGATTCGGAAAATAAGAGAAAAAAACAGGTTACTGAGGCTTTACGAAAAGTAGCAGATAAACTCCATAACACACCGTCAGTCTGTAAATCCAATTATATAGATCCATATGTAATAGATATATTTACAAATGATAATAAACGATTTAACGCAACATTCAAGAATTCATCAGGGAAAGATGATATAAGTGAAGGTTATTTAGAATTATTAAGAAATAAAGTTTAATATAAGTTACTTCTTATCTAAGAATACCTTCATTTTACCACCAGCAGTTTTCTTATACACACCTAATTTATCACCTACTTCATCTTTATCTTCTCCTACAATTCCATAAACATATTGTGGATCTTCTCCAACAATAATCCAGAATTGTTTTCCTCGGTAAGTTAGACATTCATATTCTTCATCATCTGATTCTTCCCCTGGTCCTTCTTCTTTTTCGGGTTCTTCTTCTTTATCTGATTTATCTGATTTATCTTCATCTGATGGTTGGTCATCAATGTGAGCAGCCATTCTATCAGCCGCAATATCTGCCGCATTTTCTCCATAAATTAATTCATCTTCATCTGGATCAGTTGCTTTTTCCTTAGAAACATTCTTTTTATCGGTTTTAACAACAGAAACCTCTATGGTTTCTTCTTCATCAGAAACTTCTTTAACTTCTATTGTTTCTTCCCTTTCACCATTAGAAACAAGAGAATCTAAAACATTCACAATTTTCTTATCCGTTCTGTCTTCTTTAGTAACTTCTTTAGTAACTTCTTTAGTATCCTTTTTCTTTAACAGATTAGTGAGACGAATAATTTCATTTTCTTTTTCTTGAATAGTATTCGATTGATTTCTAATCATATCGAATCTATTTTCTTCTTCTTTTTCAATGAGTATTTCGTTCATTTTATCTTCTAAATCCCGAATCATCTTTTCATATTCTGAAATTTGTTTATTCCTTTTAGAGTTTTCGTCTTCGAGTCTGTTTATGGTATTATCTCTACTTTTAATTTCTCCCTCCTGTTTCTTGATAGTTAAAATTAAAGATTTCTTTTCTAATTCGCTTTCACATTTATATTGATTTGAAACTTCTAAGCTACGAGTATGTTCATCATATAATTCTTGAATTGTATTCGTTACAAGATACTTCTTTTCACAGAAAGTTGTAATATCCATAATTATGATAATAATATTAGCATTATGTTTAAATTATTTTATATCTCAAAATATATGATAGACCAAGAAGGGGGTGATCAGATGGGAGGTAAAACTCGAAAAATGGTTTTTAAAGAAGGTCATTGTGCCCCGGGGAATAAATCCGTTTCTGGTTCTTGTTTAGATGAAAAACTAATAAAAAAAGTTGGGAAAATAGTGAATCGTATGAGAAAAAAAGATAAAAGTTTGCCTGAAGTTAATTGCTCTGATCACCCGGAAAAGATACATGGTTGTATATGTAAAATTTTAAAAGAAATTACTGGATGTTCTTCAGAGGCCTGTTGGTTAAAAGTGAAGACATTAATGAAACACTTAGGTAAAGATAAAAAAAAATTTAAAGATAGTTTTAAACCTGTTATGCCAGAAGAATGGTTAAAAGATTTTAATGCTTGGTTGGGGACAGATGATATTGAAAATTGTTTAAATCAGCATCAGGAAGCAGATAAAACTTTTTATTTTTATGGAGCTGAACCTATTGATTTTTCAGATTGCTCGGTTAGTAATCTCTGTTCATTTGATATGAAAAAACATCTAGATAGAGGAGAACATAAGGTTGGTGTTGTGTTTAATACAGATCCCCATAATAAACCGGGCCAACATTGGATGTCTTTATATATGGATTTATCTGGTACTAATTTAGAAGGCGTACCGGGTATTTATTTCTTTGATTCTTACGGGCATAAGCCTTGTTCGAGAGTACATAAATTAATTGAAAAAGTTCAAGATCAGGGTAAGAAATATAATAATCCTATAAAATATTTTTATAATGATAAAAGATATCAGAATAAAGATGCCCAGTGTGGTATGTATTCAATTCATTTTATTAAAGAAATGGTAAAAGGATTACCTTTCCAACAATTTTTAAGATCAGGATTAAGTGATAAAAAAATGATTGATGTGAGGGATGATTATTTCATATCACCTGTTGAGATTTCTGTTAATTAATTTTTTTATTAAGAATAGATATATGGAATACACTACCCTTTTAGGTATAAATGTTTTATTAGTCTGTTTATGTTTATCAGCGATTGTTGTTATCGTTGTAATGATTTTCCAGAATTCAACTCTCAACGAAGAAATGAATAAAGAATTAAAAGAGATAGAAAAGAAATGTCCAGATTGTAAATGCCCTGAATGTCCTAAAAATCCCGATTGTAATGTTAATTGCCCCGATTGTCCTAAATGCCCCGAACCGAATCAAGACACCAAATATAGGGATCAACCACAACCACAACCCAAAATTGAATGTCCTAAGTGTCCCTCGGTTGAAGATATTGTAGCGGGTGTTTTCCCGGGTAGAAATCCCAAGGTAGTTGATGGTGGGAGATATTTTCAAGTCGATGCTTCGAATAGTTATGATGGTTTATCTACTAATAATTTTTATGAAAAAAATTATAATTTCCCTATAGATAAAATATTGAAACCCGATGAACCATTTATGAAAAACTATAATATAGGGGGAGAAGAACATATAGATAATAGTATCGAAAATGAAAATATAGATACGAATAATTCCAGAGAATTACCATCGGTGAATAATTCAGAAAAAGACGGGGGAGATATAGAAAACAACATGGATAATGATATGATGGGTTCTCCTATTAATCAAGATTCAAGTTATGCGGAACCATTTTATCAGAAAATATTACCAGATAATTTCTAATAATTATGATTATTTATGATTATTTATGTATAATTTATATATATATACACCAATGAATCTAATGTTAGTTATTCTGACCCCATTAATAATATGCGGATTAGTAGTATTTATCTTATTTCAGTCTAATATTTTATCGAAAGATAAATTATTTAGTACTGAAATATCTGTATTCTCTATCATAAGTTTTATATTTAATTTCATAGGATTACTATTGTATGCTAAATCGGTTATAAATATGAAAGATGTAACTGAACCTCCGAGTAAAATAGAACAGATGATATTATTTGTTTCCTATATGTTTTTATTTTACATTACATTTTTAATCATAGTTAGTTATCTAGTTATAAATGGGATAGCGAATAATAAAAAAATATATATTTTATTCAATTCCATGTTCCTAACAATGATTGTACCTTTTATAATATTTAAAGAAGATATATGGTTCTCTAATAAGAGTATAACTGATATAGATGAGAATGATTTCGTAAATAAGACCATAGAAGAGGGTGGCGGATTAGATCTTGTAGAATATGATAATCAAGGTAAAAGAAAAATTATAAAAGATGAAGCTAAGATAGAAGTTAGAAAGGACGCGGCTAGAAGTGAATACAATGAAAGATCTGATATAGAATCTGGAATATATGATTAATTAATCTTTTTAAAATATTTACTTGCGAAATAATAAAAAATTAATGACATAGTTACCCATACCCCGAATCCAATGAATATAGTTCTGTTCGTATCATCGGTATAATTGATTAATATATTAATGGTTATCCACATTACTATAATTGTAACATTAGTGAATAACTCGCTTCTTATATAAAATTTTTGAATATTTTCTTTTTTTTTTATCGCCATTAATCCGAATAATCCTATCGGTAATGAAGATAAAATTGCACCTAAAACTGGATCACCTTTATTTGAAATAGTTATTAAGATATAAATAACAATACCCGAAAATATAGAATTATATAGAGGATCTTTTAATATTTCCATATAAATAATAACATATTAATATTTACGTTTCGTTTATTTAAAGAATTATAACCTTAAATTTAATAATGTCATTGCATGATATGTATTTTTCTAAAAAAAATAAAAATTATATTTTCTCTGTCCTTCAAGATCTAATACTAAAGCAGACAGGTTATAATATAGATCATAACGAAGATTATATTGATTTATATAGGGTAAAGTATCCATTAATATTCGACCGTAATAATAGCGATAATCTTGGCGATTTAAATAAAATCTTAATAGATGAAATCGGTTCACTATTTATTAATGATATTAATACGAAATATAAGGATAAAGATATAAAAATTAAAGATTCGGATCCACCCAATTCTAATATGGAAATAAAGACGAATCCTATAGATAATATTAAAAAAGAATCAGAAAAAGTATTAAGAGAATCGTATATAAATTCTTCAGAAAGATTAAGTGAAAGTTTAAATAGATATGATTATACCGTTAAATTAAAAGATTTTATCAATGAAATTTCAATTAAAGAAATTACATTACCCGAAGAAAATAATATTATCTTTAATAATCCCCTAATATGTCTAATAATTAAAACTAAAAATGAAACATATCAGATATATAGTAAACTTAAAGAAAAATTAGAATTAAATGGAAAGATATATAATACATATTATCCTTTAAAAGAGTTTACCATACCATGCGATAATAAATTAAAGATAGAAATAATGAATAATAATTTAGAAAATTATAAAACTAAAGATAAAATATTAATACAGAAAATAAAAGAAGTAAATTATAATGACAGGAAATATTTAGGTATACTATTAAAAGATAAACACGATTTGGAAATAAATAATTCAATAGGAATTTATTGTGATAATAAACTAATAAATACTTTTATTGTAGAAGAGAATGGTGGAAATTCTGTATTAATAAAACCGCCGAAATTTAATTATGATAAAAATAAGGAATATTTTTTGCTAAATATGAATTTACAGAATAATATCTTAATAAACTACTCCTTAAATAATTAGATAATATATTATATAAATGAATAAAGAAAAATTATTTTTAGAAATTATGTATTTATTTTCTTCTTCTCAGAATGTATTATTTTATATTTTTGTAATGATAACACTTATTGATTTTAATTTGTATTCTTTAATTTTAATATTAATCACATTCTTAAAAACATTCGTTTCAAGATTAGTTAAGAAAAAAGTTAGTAAATATAAAATAGGTGAAAGACCTAAAAAAGCTTACAATTGTAATACATATAATTGCGGTGGTAAATCAACAAGTGGAGGTTTTCCCAGCGGGCATATGATGATATTGGGAATAATAACCCCTATAATCTTATTACAGACAGATAATCCCAAGATATTAAGATTAATGGCATTAGTAATATTTACAACAGCATTAGGCAGATACTATACGAATTGTCATACATTAATTCAAATATTAAGTGGTTTAATTATTGGTTTAATTATTGGTTATTTGTTATATAATGTTGATTTATATATTGAATTAAATTGGAAATTATATAAAGATGAAAAAGTTAAGTTTTTTAATAAAATAAAAGAAACTATTCCTGAATAAATAATTCACCGTCTAATATTATAATTGGATTTTCATTAACTATTTTCCAAGAATCTTCTTCATAAAGTGAATAAGGATAAATTTTCTGAATACATTTATCCGATAAAATTGTATCTTGACCCATATAAAAGAAAGAATCATTCACATTATATTTTAATTTATATCCTTCTAAATATCCTTGTTTTATTATTTTTTCAAGAGTAGGAAATTTCTGTTTATCAATATAATCTGTGATAATATCTCTGGGTATATTATAAATTTCTTGAAAAACCGAAAATTCTTTATCTAATTTCTTGTTGTAAGGATGTGTTGCATCTGTATTTAATAAAGCCATATTCGTATCAATGTAAACATCACATATTCTCTTTCCGTTTTCTCTGAGATATCTTATATCTATTTTTTCTGTTTTTTTATCAGTTTTATATTCATAATATAAATAAATATTGTGATCACTATCGTCACTCTTAGCCGAAATTACATATAAATCATCTTTAACCTTGTAAATATATTTAGATTTCAGTTGAATGATATCTGTGTGCTCTAAGACTTTCGCTCCAATACCCGGAAAATAGGCAATTTCACCTGTTAATTTATCTGAAAATCTTATACATTTATCATTTAATTCGGGATCGTCTGTTGTATGTTGGATACAATCAAGTGCTGACTCTTTAATAACATCCGTTATCTGTAAAGAAAATCTATATTTTCTTTCCATTGTCTGAAATAAATTTTCATCTGCCGTTTCTCCTCCATAATTAACGTTCACTCTAATAAGATCTTCTATAAGTTCAAGTATTTCTCGGTTTGATTCCTTTGATAATTCGGACTTAATGTTTTCCTTTTTCCATCCTTTGGGGATTGACCAATTTTCTCTTTTAGATATATCATCATAAATATCTTCCGGATTCAAGCCTCCGGGTATAGTCGCTAAATAAATATATTGCTCGACATTTTGTTTTTCTTTGGGTAACCATGGATTCTTAGGATCTTTACCCGTATGAGATCTCATACGGATAGCTCTTCCTAAAACTTGATCTATTCTCACATAATTCCAATAGGGTTCTAATATATGAACTTGTCTCACGCATGTTAAAGATATTCCTTCAGCACCGGCACTAGAAATAATCATTACCTGACAATAATCACCATAAATATTCTTTTCATCATTAAAATACAATTTACTTTTTCTTCTTTCATCGGGGGATTCCGAACCTGTGATAAATGTATATCTTAAACTTTTACTTTCTGGTAAATTTTCGGTATTTAATTTAGAATAACCATTACACTGAAGCATAAGTTCGAATGCTTCGGAACCTGCATCACTTCTAAAATCACTATAAAAGAGTATTTTACCGGTTGGTTTTTTATCTTTAATAAATCTCTGCATATTTTTATAGATTTCTAAAAATTTAGGAGAATAATCATTTAATGATTTATCATGTCTAAATAATTTATTATCTTTAATCTTATTATATTCTACTTGTTTAAATCTTTCAATTTCCTTGGTTCTTTCTTTAGATGCTTCTTTATCCTTAAAATTCTTTTTCATCATTCTAAAATTTTCTTCATCATTAAATACAACATTACATGCTTGCCTTGTCCTGATACTATAATGATGAATAATATCATCCCATTCATTCCTCCCTCTCTGCATTTCTTCAATTTTTTCCTGCCATTCTAATCCTTTCTGATAATTTTTGAATTGTATTTCACTTAAAGGACATTGTACTATATTAAGATTTTTAACAATTGAGTAATATTTATAAGTTTCATCTTTAATATGAGGTTTTAAAACTTCTGGCATATAGACAATTGAAGATCTATCAATTGGATAATATGAAGTTAATCCCATGAGCATACGTTTTAATAAGATCTTTTTCTTTTCGGGGATAATATCTCCATTTTCGAAGAAATAACTCATAAAATGTTCATGTCTTGTAGTATCTATAATCTCATCATTTTCATAAATATCAAATAATTTCTGATGTCTATTAAAAGATATATCTAATTCTTTATCAAAAACGAATCTTTCACCCAGTCTAATCTGTCTTATCTCTTTCTGTGAAAGACCTTTAAATTGTGTATGAGTCGGTGAAATATCTTTTTTATCAAAAACCTTATGAAGACTTTTATAAATAAATTCTATAAAATCATCGAAATCACCCGTATTAGCTTTCACTGAATAAACAATATTTTTCTCTTCATCTTTAACAGATTTAAAATTAGTTTTTTCTTGAATAAAAGATATAACTAATTTACCTTCTTTCGTATCAACATGAAATAATTCAATAGGAGATCCTCTATCATAAAGTATTTCTTCTAATTTTTCATTCGCTTCATCAATACCTATATCAGTTTTAACGGTGAAAGAATAAATCTTAATTAAACCCTTTAACATGTTATATAAGATTGCTATCTCACACGGTTTATTAATCACGGGAGTACCTGATAAAAATATTAACTTAGTATTTTCCGAGTTAACTATCCAATTATAAAATACCTTAGATCTACGTGATTCCGGAGAGTTCTGTTTCTCTGGGTCTGGGTTATCATTTAATATCTGTCTAACAAGATTGTGAACTTCATCAACGATTAAGACTTCATTATAAAAAGGTGAATCTACATAATGTTCTCGAATATTTCTTTTTAATTTTTTTTCTAAAGAATCAACTATTCTCTTATTATGGGTATTTAATTTTTTCTGTTCTTCTGGATCAAGTAATAAATCATATTCATCATCTTCATCTTCTTCTTCAATGAAATCTTGTAATTTTGAATCTTTAACTTTCGGGAAAGGATTATAATGAATAAAATTGTATTTTTTCTCAATTAAGAAATTTAATTGTTGTTCTAAATAAATTCTTTCATTATAAGTAAAAAGATCTTCCTCACCCTCTTCTATAATGAATTTTTTACCATTGGGGTCGGGTAACCATACACCCGAAAGAGTGTTAATTTCCTTTTCCATTTCTTTTATTTCTAATTTATCTGTATCAGGATTTTCGTTTAACATTTTAGATTTTATTGTATTTTTTGTCTTTCTTAGAATTATTTTTCTGTTTTTAGCATTTAAGTTATATTTTTCATCTAATTCGTTGATCATTTCATTATCTGTAATTTCTTTATCACTATATAATCTCCACAGACCCCCCTTATTTAATTCCTCCCTACCCCATGTTTGAACTTCCTTTATGAATTCTGTTTCGAGGGACGCAGGTAAAAGAGTATTAATTTTAAGTTCTGTCGATAAACCCTCGGCTAAAGAAACAGCGGATGCCGTTTTACCCGTACCGAGACCATGATAAACCAGGACCCCCCTATAGGGTGTATCAAGTGATAAATATTCCCCGATTAAAAGTTGATATATCTGTAAAGGTGAATCAGGTTTTAATTTTTCAATTCTCTTATAAAGATCATTATTAACCCAATTAACGAATGCCTTTCTATTCTGAGACACGGTCTTGAGGTCTTCTAATTCTATATGAATATCTTCTTCATCCGATGATTCTATTTCTTCTCCTTCTTCTTTTTCTTCTGAGAAAGGATCAATGACCAAATTAGTTAAATTATCCACCAATTGTTTTCGCCCATCATCCATTGCATGAATATATTGATCTTCATCTTCTACAAGTTTCTTCAAATTTTCATCATTAATAACTATATTATCACCATTAGCAAGTATAAGGACATTAGTATTTTCTTTATCAATATAACCTTTAAAATCTTTATATTCAATTAATTTCGCATTATAAGGTTCTAATTGTTTTTCAATATCTTCTTTTTCTTTTTTTCTTCTTTCTATTTCTCTTTCTTTATTCCTTTCATATTCTTTTAATCCCTGACCGGGTTCATCATCCAACGATTCTTCTACGGGATTAATATTCGGTAATCCCGTCCCTTCTCCTTCATCTTTTGATTCTTCTATCTTGGATTCTTTCAATGCTTTTTCGTATTTCTTCTTTTTCGTGATTAACCATACTTGCCAGTTTCTTTTCGGTGCTATTTTCTTTAATTCTTTATCATATTTTTTTATAAATTCTTCAAGATTATCTTTTTTTATTTTTTTAATTTTCTTAAAATGTTTTTTTAAAAGATCTACTATTTCATCATTACCGAAAATTTCTTTTTCTAAATCGGACATTATTATATTATGATATTATAATTTATTTAAGAAATAACTCTATAATGAATTAAAGTATTCTTAGAGACATCTTGTTCTGCTTTTTTCTTGGTATTACCTGAACCTTGAATTTTTTTATTTTCCTCATTGGGTAAAATAATAAAAGAAATGAAATTATTCGTTTCTTCGTTTTTAACTGTTTCATATTTCACTTGAATAGAGAAATTCTTCTGAAAATATCTTAAAATCTGATCTTTATAATTATTATCATTCTGTATTAGATCTGAAATATCTACATAATTCTGAATAATTGTAATTATAAATTTTTCAATAAGGTTATAATCTCTTGAATCACAATAAAGGGCACCAATGAAAGCTTCGAATACATCTTCTAATATACGTTCATTTTCTCTTCCATTACAATTATCTTCAATATGTTTAGATATAATCATATATTCTTGGAAATTCATACATTTAGATAGATAAGCCAATTGTTCACCACACACTAATCTAATCTTTAATTTAGTTAAAAACCCTTCATCTTTTAAATGTTCATTGACATATCTTGAATATAGATAATTACTAACAATACAACCCAAGAAAGAATCTCCTAGAAATTCCAATGTTTCATATGAATTATTAGAAAGAGATAAACAATTATCTGGTTTAGTGTATTCTTCATAATCTTTCATTTCACAATAAGATGAATGAATAAATGCCTTTTGAAATAATGATAAATCTTTAATTTTATAATCTTGAATATCATGTTTATTCAGAATATTCAAGACTTCATCAGAAGTAATTAATTTATTGATGTTATTGTACGGATCCGATTTAAATCTGTTATCCATTTTATTATAACTTATAGTTTTAGTTTTAAATAATTTAAGCATATTTTAAGCATAATTTAAGCCGAGCAAGATTCACCGAGCTCCAATGGTCTTCTGGGGAGATCGGGTCCAATGGTAGTATTCATCCAGGGACTAACATTAACCTGAGGATTCGGTGGTTCAGATCTTAATTGAACATTGGCATTCCTTAGACTCTGACCAATGGTATTAATACCAATATGAGAACCGGCATCTAATAGATTAACATCGGCCAAGATACCTTCACCAATGGGTTGTGCGATATTAAATTCTTGGATTGCCTTACTTTCTTGTGCCGGTAGAAGATCTTCGGGTTTTAATGCTGGTTGAGGATAGCAAGTGGACGGAGTACGACTTAGATTATCGACACCCTGAGGTTGTTCAATCGTTTCAAGATCGGAAACCGGGGCCGGACCATCTAATCCACTTTCAACCGGGGCAGGACCATCACCCGAACCACCGAAACCGCTATTCATAAAGGAATCCATTCCTAAATATGGTGCTAAACCTATATCCATTACACAATTCTGAATAACTGCTAAAAGAAGAACACCCACAATGATACAGACAATCGGATTCTTTTTGCAATCAGAAACGAAACTATCAAAACTCATTTTATATATATACAATACAAAAAAAATTTTACAAGTTTTTTAATTCTCCCTGTAATTTTAATATTTTTTCTTCTAATTCTTTTTTATGAATTATTTTCTGATGTTCTAATTCTTTCTGTTTTAACATTTCTTGAATAATTTCTTCATCTAAAATATCTTTATCTGATTCAACTGGTTCCTCATCTTCAATAACACATTCTTGAATAATATTATATTTTTCTTCATTTGATAATACTTTAATCTGAGAAATATAGCAATCACAATAATAATGATGTTTTAAAAACTTAAGACCTTTTACATGTAAAATAAAAATAATCTCACAATCTTTATCTAATTTAGATACATCCAAGCAGATCTTTTTCTGATCATAAATTTGACACTGAACTTTATTTTTAATTGTTGGAATCTTAAAAGAAAAACTTGGTTTCGAATCCTTTTTAACAGGTCTGGTAGTGCGTTTATACATATCATCAATTAATTGTAATGGAATTTCTTTTCCGAACCATTCTTTATTTTTCTTAAAAGTTTCTTTAATATTTCTGTCTTCTAAATTTAAAAAGAAATCATAAAAACTAAAATCCATAGAAAGAGTTTCACAATCTAAATTATTATTTCCATTTTTAATATTCTCTACAACTGAAGAAGAACATTTCATTTTAGGACTCTGAATATGAAATGGTTCATTCTTATAATCAATTGGCGAATAGTAAAATGTACCATTTTTCTGGGGTTTTTCATAATTAATTTTCTTAATATCTACATCCGAATGCTTACAGATACTCATATTATAAATATTTTTAGAAGAAATAATTTTCTGTAAAACGTATTTTTTTTTTATATTGCTAAATATAATGAAAAGAGGTTCAAAAAGAAAGACTTATAAAAGAAAGACTTATAAAAGAAAGACTTATAAAAGAAAGACTTATAAAAGAAAGACTTATAAGAAATCTTATAAGAAATCAACTCTAAAAGAAATAAATAAAAAAAGGAAATCTAAGAAAAGAAAATCTAAAAAAAGAAAATTAATAGGTGGTGAGGAAAATGAAGCAGAAGAATTATGCGGCGGCAGCCCTCCCCGTTGGAAAACATCCAAATATAAAAGCCTCGATGAATGCATAATTGATATTGAACAAAAACTGGAATTAAGGGCGGAGGCGGAAGCTGCGGAAGAGAAAGCGGAAGCTGCGGAAGAGAAAGCGGCCGCTGCGAGGGCTGCTGCGGCGGAGGCGAAGGCGGTGGAAGAGAAAGCGGCCGCTGCGAGGGCTGCTGCTGCTGCTGCGGCGGCGCGCACACCCGAAGGAATGACTGAATGGCTAAATTCAATCACCACCAAACCTATTGAAAATCTTCGGGGGAAAGTCTATGACCCTACTAAAAATCTTCAACCGGGGATAAATCAATACCAAGGACCCACAGAAATGTTCCCCGGTACGAGTGTGAAATATCCTTACATGGCATCAATGGCCGACGCTTATAAGGAAGAACTAAAGGAACTTCATGGGGAACTGGCATCTACCGCCGTTGGTCCCTTAGAGGATTTTGACTTAATAGAAAGGTATTGGTCTTGAGGGATATTTAAACAAATTTACGGGCGTCGGCGCCAGTCCTGAAAAAGAGAAAAAATATAGACAATTGTGGTCATCCGTACACGATGAAGTGTTCCCCCCATGGACACATGCCGACCCAAGTGAACCGGATGCGGTTTTTTATAAAGTTAAGTTAGGAGATCAGTATTTCAGAGTTAGATATAGCGATGTCAACAAGGCCCACACTACGTTACTCGGTAGTCAACTTTACAGAGAAGCTTTAAAAGGTGGCCAATTGTACCCCGAAATAATGCCAAGAATGCCCGATGCCCGCAAGGTTATGGCAGGAACTAAGGGGTTATCCAGAAAACAAAAAGATAATCGCGCCAAGGGCATTCGAGCATGGTTCGATCAATTAATCATGTTGTACGATACGCGTCTCGGGTCGGATAGTTGGAAGGAAATGTTCCGGGAGCCCCTTGATACTATTAGGTTTTGCGGAGTGGATGGTTGCCAGGAAGTATTGAATAACCCTCTTCGGCGAATCTAACGCTCAGTATAATTCACGTTTAACGATCTTATAATAGAGTTTATAATATTACAATAAATGAATAACTTTACATTTCCATTTCGCATAAAATTTATCATTCATTTTCCATATCTTATCTAAATAAATATCACATTCCATAGGTGTAAAACCTTGTATCTGGAATAAATTAACAGTATCCGAATAATCGGAATAAAGTTCTGTCTGAAATCTATTATAACTAAATGGTAACTTAACACTTAAGTTAGGTTCATATTTACCTTTCTTGTCTTGTTTAATCTGTGTAATAAATCTATCCGCGTCTTGTTCAGTTAAACCTAAATGTTTCATACATTCGAATTCTGTCCTCTGTATGAAATCATAAAAGTATTTCATGGTTGAATCTTCTTTTAGATTCATAAATTGGAGACTTATATTAAAGTTTGTGCCACTTTTCTGTACTCCGAATAAACATTTCATTGGTGGGGTAGTCACATAAAGAAATAAATTTCTACCTATTTTAAGTTGTAAATGACCGAAACAAGGATCATCTTTAATACATCCTTCACATTGAGAATAAGTTTTTTCACTCTGTTTCAGACTCATATCATCGCATAAGTATGGAATAGTTGAAAGATTCTGTAATTTTATTTTATCACAAGTTACATTTTTAATCTTGGACATTTATAATATAAAGTAATCATTATTTTAAGTATTATGGATAATATTTAACGATTATAAGCAACAACTGATTTCCTTCTAGTTAAATTATTCCACAATGAATTACAAGGAGTTCCCTCTTGAGGTTTTAAACAATTATCGGGGACAGGTTTATTAGAACCCCAATAAGCGGAAGATTCTTCTTTCAAGCACTTCTGAAAATAATTACCGAAATTATTACTCTGTCCATATGGATTACATTGTGGTTTTTCTCCTGTTTCTTTATATTCGTTGGTTATCTTAGAATAAAGATTTTGGCCCGTACCTTCAACTTTCGCATAAGTATTCATTATACTTTTAAAATTAAAATAATTCTTATAAATATAATGAAAAGAATTGGAATCATAATAGGTTCCGAAACATGCCCCCCAGAGGATGAAATGAAAGACTTAAGAAAATATTATAGAAAACATAAGAAACAATTTGATGAATCCTTGAAATTTTTAGGATTAGAAGGTGTGGAAAGTCTTTCATATGATGTTCAGATTTTTTCTTGGTTACATAAGAATGCCCCTAAAAATGTAGAAATAGTTCCTCTATGGAAACTTAATTTCACTAAGAAAGATTTAGATTCACTTGATTTCGTTTTCGCACTATATGAATGTACATATTCATTTTTAGATTACGGAGCCGATGGCATTAAGAAATTATTTAGTCTTCTTAAAAATACTAAGACAGAAGTTCAACCAACCCATGATCTCCAGAAATTCGTAATGGAAAAAAATAGATATATGAAATATTTAAAAAAGAATGGATTCCCTATCTTAGATACTATTTACTTTAATATTGAAACTTATAAAAAGAATAAATCTTCTGGTAAAAAAGTATACGAACAAGCTATTAAAAAGTTCCCTGGACCAATATTCTGTAAACCTGAACTAGGAGCATTTACAGTTGGAAGTAAATTATTCCATAAACCAACGTATAAACATTTTCAGATTTATCTTGATAAATTGGTAAAATCTAATTATAAAAAACTATTAATCCAAGAATATATCCCCGAATTCCTTAAATATCATGAAATAAAAACTATATGGATTAACGGTAAATTCCAATATGCTTATGGAGTGAAAGCTACAAGTGATAGTGATGATAAATATGTTACACAGAGTAAATTAGATCAATCATTACTTAAAAAACTTAATAAAAGTGGTCAAGATGTTATTAAATGTATAAAAAAAGATTTCGGATTACCTTTTCTCCTAAGAATAGATTGGGGTTGCTGTTTACCCAATGATAATGTATGTAGAGATTTCTTTTTAAATGAAATTGAGTGCTGTCCCGCTATGGTAGCGGATGATTGCGAGGGACCGGATCCATTTGATAAATTATCGAAAGAAATAATCAAGATGGTTTAAATTATTAAAATATTTTAAGTAACCTTAAGGGATTTTTATATGTTATGTAATTGAGTTTATCTATTAAATTTTTCTGAAGACCAACTAAAACTATACCCTGTATTAAATCTTGAATATTTTCATCATGTTTAAATTTATTCAAAAGTAAAACCGTAATATATTTCCAAAATATGGTTAAAACTAATATGTGTAAAAATATTTCAAGTAAAATCTCATAATCATTTTTATTTTTATTTAACGGACCAAAATAATGATCAATTAAAGGGGAAAAAATTAATATAGGCACGAAATTAATTATTAATATTTTAGATTGTTTTAATAAATTTAGAATAAATTTATTAAAAAACATTATAAACTTTAATAGAAAAATAATAAAACATATTTTAAGCACAAGTCAATCACATATATTACTGGTCAACCTTAAAGGGACCAATTACATAAAATTATAGTGATCATATTGCTTAAACTTAAATAATTTCTGGATAACAATTGGAGGTTGTTTTCACCTTTCAGATAAAAAAATTATATTTACCCTGAATTGATAATAAATCTCAGTCTATCAATTGATATTTATATCATTTTATTTTTTATCTTTAAACTTATCAATTTTAAATTGTCTATTATTCCTTTTATTATAATTATCGACGAATTTTTTTCGTGTCTCTTTTATGAACTCTTTTTCTTCTTCATCATCATCTGAATCATAGTTATATTTCTCTGTGGCTATTTTTTCTAATTCAATCCTGTTATTCAATTCAATCAGTGTTTTAAAAAGATCCATATTTTTTAATATTATTTATAAATATAATATCAAATTTATTGCTGAATACACCCAGGGGAAACCTCTTCACCATTATTTTCTTCAATGAATTCTTTTACAACATCCTCTTTATCTTTATAATGATATGCTACTAATGAATTTTCTTTTTTATCATCAGTATAATTAAATATTTTTTTTAAGATATCTATTCTCTTAGAATCCATTTTTGTTGGAAATAATATATTAAAATCTATAATAAGATCTCCATATTCCCCATCTTCTGTATTATCAGTTAAAGATACCTTTTCTCCTTCTTTAATCGGCATACCCTTACCCAATACTTTAAATAGTGAATTCGGTTTAATAATCGTATCAATAGTTATATCTATAAGACCTCCTAAATGTTCTAATGTTATATTACATCCACATAATGATTCTGCAAGAGAAATAGTATGTTCGATATATAAATCATCCTCTTTTCTTTTATATAATTCATGGGATTGTTCGACAACTTGAATAACAAGATCTTCTACAATATTTAATTCGGGTATAAAATTACCCCCTTCTTTTACTACAATATTATCTCCATGTTTAGAACCTCGTTTAATATTAATAACATACTTAGTATTTTTCATAGAACCATTTCTATCTCTGTGATCAATTGTAAATTCTTTTTTAGTTCCATTATATAATTCATTTAATGTTAGATTTAGTGGATAAGTCATTTTAGATTGCATATTGAATCCAGGAGGAAATGGTCCAGAACTTAAATCGGAAAACATAAATATATTACCACCTCTCATCTGACTTGTAAAATCAACATTAAACATTGTCTGAAATAAATCCATCGGACTTGTAAATCCTTCGGATTGTTCGGAAACAGCTTCATAACCGAATTGGTCGTAAATCTTTTTTTTATCTTTTTTACTTAATATTTCGTAGGCTTCACTTATATCTTTAAACTTAGAAATAGCATCAGGATCTTTATTTTTATCAGGGTGATATTTAAAAGCAAGTTTTTTATAAGATTTGGAGATTTCTTTTTCTTCTGCATCTTTAGGAACATTTAAAATAGAATAAAGATCTTTCATTATTTTTATACAATCTTATATTTTAGATTTTTAAACTAAAATATACAATCTTATATTTTAGATTTTTAAACTAAATTTTATATATATATATATATAAATGGATTCACAGGTTGAAGATACAACTACAAGCATGAATATTGGAGGTAAATACTCGGTCGATGTCTTGGGGGAGGTTCCCCCCAGAAAAATTGAATTTGAAATTGAAGGAGAAAAAAATGTGCCACCAAAATTTACGAATATGGATTCTCAGTATAAGATTAAAATAACTGATTCATACGAAGGAGCTAATTGGATGCTTAAAGTACACGACCCAGGCTCCGCCCGCGCGGGATATCGTCCGTACCTTAGGGTCGAAAATGGAAGACTAAACATAAATGGTATCATGGTCGATAATTTAAAAAAAATTTCACAGGGGGGGGGAAGGAAGAATAAAGTTTTCAAGCAAAGATTAAGAAAATCAAAAGTAAGAAAGAGTAAAAGAACTAAGAAAAGAACTCGTAAGAGAAAATCCAAGAAATATTCGCGGAAAACAAGGAGATCTTTTATTAAGAAATCCCGAAAAAAATAATCGTAAACTTAAGGGTGGGGCACACGCAAGCCAACTCTCGCAAAGTACTGAACATATAATATTTTTAACGGTTAGGGACATGGGGGGGGCTGGTCGTGTTCCCTTCTATGGGGAGTTATCCATTAATACTACTATCAGTGAGTTAAAGGAGGTAATTAAGAAGCGGGACCCTCAAGTTCGGAATAGCCAATTTAATCTATATAAAACAAAAGAGAAGTGGTGGCCGGCCTTGTATGGGTGGAAACTGGAAAGAACGACACCACTGGTTGATGAAGGGGAAACATTACAAGGTTATGGTATTTCAGACGGTAGTAGCATTGAGATAGAAATTGTATAGCCCCAAACCTCAGGTGCAGGCGATGCCACCCCAAATCAGGCTTAGACCTTGATTTTATGGTACCCAATGAATAGGTCTATAAACTTAATTATATGATTAAATAATTAATAATATAAAAAGTTCCCAAACTATACATTATTACGAAAGCATAATTAATATCCAAAGTATCACAAGTCCATAGGGTCTTTTTATGAAAAGGATTTAATAAAAATCCTAAAAGACTACTAAAATTAAAAGTTTTTTTACCTTTACTATTTTCTCTTATTAAGATATTCGTAACAGAGTATTCGGACCATGTTATGAATATAATTGTTATAATTGAAATATAGATGATTATATTCATCAATATGTTTATTTATAGTTCATAATTTATAATTCTTAAATAATTTTCTATTCTATACTATAAAATGTTAAATTGTATGAATATTGGTATTCTTTTAGTTTATGCTTTTATATTATTCAAGGTTCTAAAGAAAGAACAGAAGATGGAAATGTTTATTCTAACAGGCGTTGCTTTCTTCCTTTTAAATAATACAGAAGGTTTCACAGATTCTGATGTAGCCAGTGATTTAGCACAAGATGGTTCGGACACAACCGGTTCAAGTAATTCTGGTTCTGATAGTGTAGCACAAGATCTTGTTAATCCCGGTAATATTAATTCCAATAATGTAAATGATGATGGAGGTAAAGTTGAACCTAATCCACTTGTGTCTGCAATGAATATGGGTCCATACGATGGTATCTGCTTAAAGACCGGTAATAAAGAATACTGGATGAAATCTCCCGATGATACATCCTTAGTACCGAATGATACTCTTTATTCTTATTTAGGCAGCCAAGGTCCAGTGAAGATGAGACTAAGTGATCAATCCGCATTAATTGGTCCACCGGTCGATGGCGTCAAGGGATCCGATGAAAAAATGTTTATGTTCGCTAATAATAAGACTAGTTTAGCATGCTGCCCGTCCACCTTTTCTACGAGCACTGGTTGTGTATGCACTACCGAAAATCAGAGAGATTTCATAGCTGGTAGAGGAGTTTTACCGGCATATGAAAACTCTAATGAATCTAATGCGGAATTTTAAAAAATAGTATAAGATAATATTAAAAAATTTATTAAAAATTTGATTTTTAATACTTAAAGAAACCTGTAAATAAATTATAACAACGAATAAATATGTCTGTCAATGGAGTTACTGATAGCAATAAAGATTTAAAGATACAAGATGATAAAGAAGAAAA